CCGACACATCATCCTTTATATTTTACAAAATGTCACGGATTTGCCCGAAAATGTCACGGAGGGTGTGACAAATAAGTGATTGATATTCCACAACTATTTTTTAAAATGTCACGCCCCTGTGACAAATATCTCTTTGATAAATATAGGTTTTCCCAAAATGTCACGGATTTTCCTGAAATATATCCCTATATATATCCCCCTACCCCTCTCTTACCCTAACCAACTTTTTTATTAGGGGGTTATATATATATAAATTTCATGACATTTAGATATATATATAGAAAAAGGGCGGGAATCAGCCGTTTTTTTTGTCACAAAGGGTGTGACATTTTTCGAAAAAGCGTGACAAACACCCCTCAAACCCGCAGAAATCAGCCGTTTTCTTTGTGACATTGCGGAAAATCCGTGATCGGCGGCCATATTCAGCCGATTGACATCAGCGTCAGCAGGGGAGCGCAAAAAAAGGGGAAGCCGAAGCCTCCCCGATCTGGATTGATGGTTCCTGTTCAGTTGTAAATCAGGTTCGGGCATGGCGGCATACTGTCCCATGTATCATGGGGGAATGCTGGTTCGTCTTCCTGCACCCATCGAGCGCCGTAGGAACCATGCTCATTGCTCTGGCCGCCGTATCTGGGGTCACTGTTTAGCCAGAGGGTCTTAACGCGCTCACGCACCTCCTCTGGGGCTTCCTGAGCGCGGCGAGTTAGCTCTACCATTACTTCGTCTAGGCTCTCGCCTTCAACGGAGAGCGGGCGATACTTGCCCAAGAAATAGATTGTGCCGATATAGTGGGTCATGCGTTGCCTACCATATATGCGCCTATCCACATTCCGGCCATACAAACGAGAAGCGCAGCAAGGCAAGCATCAAGGGAAAACCTATCAGGGCCGAACGCAAGGGTGGCTGCGAACATGGCGCAGAAGAGCAGGAACGTGGCAAGGCCAAGGGTGACATCGAAAAACTTAATCATGGTATATATCCTTTCGCGGCCTATCTCGTCAGGGGCAAGCGGCCAGCCAATGCCCGACGCCCGAAGGCGTTTCGATAGTTAATTGCTGATAGTGTGCTTGATAACCAGTATCGATAGCAGCAGGACGCCCAAGAAGAACGTTAGCGCGGCTATGTGGCTAATCATGCCAAGCGCTCCGCGTCGAGCTGGCAAGCCTGAAGGAAGCGGTGGCGGTCGAACCTTGGATTATCCTGCCGCAACTGCTCTGCCAGTCGGTGCGCTATGGTCTGAAGGCCTACCCGTTCGCCTGATAGGACTGCCCGTCCGTTGGTGGTAAGCGTCAAGGCCTCATCAATAGCGATGTCGCGGCTGAATTGCGCGATGGTGTCCGCGATTAATACATAGTCTTTGCGGGTCATTAGTTTGATCCCTTCATATAAGCGCCAGTGTGGAGCGCGTCCTCGGAGTCGCTGCAGTAATAGGCAATGGCCTCCTCCCGCTTGGCGTCTAGGTTCGGGAGCGTTACCCGATACTCTTCCCAGTCCTTGCTATAGGTGGCCTTGCAGCCCATCGCGGTCAGCTGCGCTAGTGTCTGTTTGATACTCATGTTGTGTTTCCTTTGCACTGGTGCCGAGGGAAGCGCCTCGGCTCGATGGTCGGCTAAAAGCCTCCCCCGTAAATAATAGCGTCAACGTGTATGTCAATGCACATTCAACAGGGGCCGCAATTATTTTAATTGTGCATATCAGTCAGGCTATATGCGCCGGATGGAATGCTTGCGCGTGCGCGGGTGGATGATGCCTTGCCCCTGCCCAATGCCAGACGGGCTTGCGTCCAGCCGCCGCCAGACACCCCCACCCACCCACAATTTCCCCGCAGCGCGGGGAACATACTAGTATACACCCACCCAGCCTTACATTTCGCTCGAAATCATTTGCATATTTTGAATCCTGTATTAAAAGTGCGGGGGGAGGCTTTTATGGAAACGCTTAGTATTGAATACCTAGAAAAAATTTTTTTATATAATCCTGATCTTGGGGTGTTGATTTGGAAAAAGGACAACAGCCGCAGGGGTGCGGGGAACATTGCTGGCTGCAAAAGCGCAGCCGGATACATTGTTGTCAGACATAATGGCCGTCAGTATCGAGCGCACCGGATTATCTGGGCGCTTCACTATGGCGAGTGGCCTGCAGGTGATTTGGACCACATTAACTGTGACAAAGCCGACAACAGGATTGTTAATCTTCGGATATGTGACGACACACAAAACCAACATAATGTTCCGGCTAAAGTTGGCTCATCAAGTTACAAGGGGGTTGGCTTACACAAAGGGAAGTGGCGTGCGCGAATAAGGCCCGGTGACGGGAGGCGTCTTGAGCTTGGTCTTTTTAAGACTGAAGAGGAAGCGGCTGAAGCCTATCGCAAGGCTGCAATTTTATATCACGGAGAGTTTGCCCGGGTTTAACTACCCCCCACCCCCTGATATAGCCCCCTTTGTTTATATCTGCGGCTTTATAAAAAATTATATATTGCTTTAATGTGGGTGATGATTATGTGGGATGATATGGATATGGAAGACGGTGGCTTTGGTTTGGGCTCTTTGATCGGCGATGACGCTGAGATTGCGATGCGTGAGGACCGTGATTTGGTTTTTGCGCGTGAGTATGTGCGGTTAAGGGCGCTGAAATCGAAGAACCCTGCTGAGCTTGCGTGTGTCCGGGCTGGTATTACGAACCCTGAGTATCACATCAAGGTAGTTGCGGAGCGGCAGTTAGCGCGTCCTGAGGTTCAGCGGCTGGTAACTGAGGCTGAGACTTCCGGGCTGACGATTGAGCGCACGGAGTACACGCGGGATTTGTTCTTGGATGAGTTGCAGGCGGTTCATGAGCGGGCATTGGATGCGCGTAATTTCACGAGTGCGATTAGTGCGGTGAAGACGCAGGCTCAGTTGCTTGGGTTTATGGATCAGACGGTGAATATCAATCACACGGTGACGGCGAAGGATCTGGATCTGGCGACGTTGCGTGCGATGGTTGCGGATCGGGCGAAGCCCGTGAATGTTATAGATGTGGATTATAAGGAGGTTGAGTGATGAAGATTAATCTGGCGTTTTTGCATACGGTCCGGGATCACGTAACGACGCCCTTGACGCTTTCCGGGAATGAGGATGTTCTGGTTCTGTTGAAGCAGTCGGGTTTTCGCCGATGGGCTACGGATGAAATGGTGTTGGCGGATGGCAGTCTGCGTAACGCATTGGATCGTGAGACACTGCATCAGTGGATTGATGCTTGGTTTGATGGTGTTGAACCCGAATGAACGATAACCTGACGACGGATGACTTACTGGCGGAGCTTGTTGCCCGTGAAGAGGCGATGGCGTCGTTTGCGAAGTATATTGAGTATGTGAGTGGGTTGAAGCCCCCGCCGCACTTGAAGCTGATCTGCGACAAGCTGGATGAGGTTGCTGAGGGCAAGATCCAGCGGCTGATGATTTCTATGCCACCGGGGCATGGTAAGTCGTTTGCCGCGTCGCATTACTTCCCGGCCTATTACCTGTCGAAGAACCCGACGAAGAACGTGATCTTCTCGACGCATAAGCAGGAGCTATCGGATTCGTTTGGTCTGAAGGTTCGTAACGTCATTAAGAGCGACGAACACAGGCGGCTGTTTCCGGGCGTTGGGATTAGTGCTGACAAGACGGCGGCGGGCGAGTGGATGACGACGCAGGCTGGTGGTTATCACGCGACGGCTGTTGGTGCGAACGTGACGGGCCGGCGTGGGGATATATTGATTGGAGACGATTTGCTGTCGGGTATTCAGGCGGCTGAGTCGGACAGTGAGCGGAATAAATTATGGGCTTGGTACGGTGCGGATTTTTTCACGCGCCGTAAGAACAAGGATACGCCGATCATCCTGATAGGAACGCGCTGGCATTTAGGCGACCACATGGGTCGCTTGGATCAGGGCGAACGGGATGGTGAAGGTGAGGCGTGGGAGCGGGTGATTTTGCCCGCACTGGCGGTGGATAACGACATTCTGGGGCGAGAGCCCGGGGATGCACTGTGGCCGGAGCAGTTCCCGAAAGAGGAACTCGAAAAGATCCGCCGCCAGCCTTCCACGACGAGCCGTATCTGGTCGTCGCTGTATCAGCAGAATCCGGTTGTGGATGCTGGTGGTATCATCGATCAGACGTGGTTTAAGTGGTGGCGCTCCCCGGATCCGCCGGAGGTGAAGTACGTTATACAGGCGTGGGATACGGCGCTGACGGCGAACAAGTCGTCGGCGTTTAGCGCGTCCACGACATGGGGCGTGTTTGACGATGAGAATGATATACCGAACCTGATACTGTTATCTGTATGGCGCGACCGTGCGGAGTGGCCGATACTGCGGCGCATGGTGCAGCGTATGGCGATTGATTACCGTGACGATAACTATCGCGTGCCGATTAAGGTATCGAAGAACCGGCAGCCGGATACAGTGCTGGTGGAAGCCAAGGCGAACGGCCAGATGCTGATACAGGATTTAGGCAGGGCGGGAATTGTTGCAACGCCATTTAATCCTGATAAGTTTGGTGATAAGATAGCGCGTGTTCGGTTAGTGACTGACTTGATAGAAAATGGTAGAGTGTGGCTACCGGCGATGAAGCCGTCATATGATGAGTTGAGGCCGTGGGCGCGTGACTTTATGGAACAGTGCGTGCAGTTTCCTGCAGCTGATTCGAGGGACTGGGTTGACACGATGACAATGGCGTTCTTACGGATTAAGCAGTCTGGCTGGGTACACAATACGGATAACCCATATGAAGAGGTGTATGACGTACCGCTTGAACGCGCTTCATTTTATTGATAGGAGGCATAATGGCCCGTAAACCGATGACTATCGAAGATACACTGCGTCCTCAGTTCGAGGGCATTGGCGGCGTTGACGTTGAGATGCCTGAGGGCGATGCAGAATACGAAATTGAAATGGACGGCCCTGAGATGGTCGATGGCGCTGAAATCACCGAAATGGATGATGGCGGCGTTGAGGTTGATTTCGAACCATCGGAAGACGATGAAGAAGAAAGCACGCACGATTCGAACCTAGCGCTTTACATAAACGACATGGCCTTGAATGGTCTGGGCGAGATGTTGCTCAGTGGCGTTGAGGAAGATAAGCAGAGCCGCGCTGAGTGGGAAACCACGATGTCTGAGGGCATCAAGCTGATGGGCCTGAAGATAGAAGACCGCCAGACGCCGTTCAAGGGCGCGTGTGGCGTTTACGATCCGCTCTTGGCAGAGGCTGTGGTGCGTTGGCAGGCTGTGGCCTGTGGCGAATTGCTGCCGGCGGCTGGCCCTGTGAAGACGCAGGTCATTGGCGTTGCGAATGAGCAGCTGGATGCGCAGGCGTCGC